AATTGAAAGCGGTGCTATTAGCATGACCGATGTTACGGTATCACTAAATGAGCTTGTCGACTTTGAAGAGGCAATTTTTGAGGCATGTGAAACAGTCAAGCAAGAGCTACTTACTCAGTTTTCACTTGGAGCCGAAGATTTGAGCGGCTCGGTTGGTCAAGAGATACAAGCCTTGACTACCGAAAGTGCAAATAAGATACGAGAGTCAATTGGAGTAATCAAAGAAGAAGTTCAAAAGACGCTAGTAGCAAACTCAAGCAAGACCAAAGACGAGCTATTTGATGTGCTTAAGACTCAATTTACTTCGCTTAAAACATCGCGAGCCCGCACAATTGCAAATACAACCGCCGCGAATGTTACAAGTGGAATGCAGCATACAGTTTACAAAGATCTTGGCTTCAAAATGATGTGGCTTACTCAACGCGATAGCAAGGTAAGACCCTCGCATGCTAGACTTGATGGCTCTTTGCAAGATGGTAAAGGACAATTTACGGTAGAGAACCAAGAAGAGGATACCGAGGGCAATATCATAAGCACTTTTGAAACTACCGAGCGACCTTTAGGCCGTGGCTTAAGTGCCTCAAATGCTATTAACTGCCGTTGCCAATTATTCCCAGTTGAACCCTAATGAGCTACAAACCTAACAAAGGCATGCAAGAAGAAGCCGAGCGAGCTATCCGATGGGTCGAAGAAGGCCGTAAAGGTTCGACTCGCATCGGTAAGATCAGAGCGCGCCAAATTGCACGCGGCGAAAACTTAAGCGAAGATACCGTAAAGCGCATGTATTCGTTTTTCTCAAGGCAAGAAGGCGTGAAGGATGCTGAAGGATTTGAGCCTGGCGAAGATGGGTATCCATCACCAGGTCGAGTCGCATGGGGTTTATGGGGTGGAGATCCCGGATACTCATGGTCAAAGAACATAGTAGAGCAATTAAAAAACAGAGGATATAATATGAATTTAATTACAAGAGAGCTCGTGCTTGAGACCAGAAATGGTTATGAGTATGAGGGCAATGGAGAAAAAGAATATGAAGAGAGAGAGAACGATCTCTTCACCTTTGTAGTCTCGACTCCAGAAGTTGACCGATATGGCACGATCATAGTTCCATCCGGTATTGACTATGCTGCTTACCTTGCGAACCCTATTGTACTTGCACAGCATGATTCAGATCAGTGGCCTATCGGTCGCTGTTTAGGCTTTGCAATGAACGGCGAAAACTTGGAAGCAACAATACAAATAGAATGTGTAACTGAAGAAGGCAAAAAGCTCGCAAAACTTATCAATGCAGGATTTGTAAAGGCCGTCTCCGTCGGTATCATACCTATCGAGTATGAAGAGCAAACCATTGACGGCAAGAAGGTCACTGTGTACACAAAATCTGAACTTGTTGAGTTTAGTGTAGTAAGCGTTCCGGCTAACCGCCAAGCGCTTCTCAAGAAATCACTTAAAACACTAATACAAGATTCACTCAATAAATACAAAAAGGAAACTCGAATGTTAACTCCAGAGATTGAAGCAAAGATCGCTGACGAGTTGCTGCCTGCAATAAAGGAAGCATTTGTCGCTGAAGTGGTCAATCTTGGCTTCTCACCTGAAGAAGCTGAAGCATCTGTTAATGCATTTATTACAGCAGGCGTGCCTCCTATGCTTGCAGTATTAAAAGGCGAAGCAGTTCCGGCTGTTGAGCCTCAAGTTGCACCTGAACCTGAAGCAGCCGAGCCACCAGTGGCCGTAGTTGCACAAGAGGAAGTAACTGCATCTTTTGAAAGCCCCGAAGTAAGAGTAGGTAAAAAGATCGCAGCATCCACACAAGCGCAAATAGCTGAAGGTATGGACTTAATACAAGACGGCTATAAGAAAATCAAGCAAGCCGTATCAATCGAAGCAGGCCGTTCTATCACTTTGAACTTGCCTAAAAAATTCAATACAGAAGATTTAATCAATTTAATCTAAAGGATAAAACCTAAATGGAAAACATTATCGTAACAAAAGATCAACTTAAAGAAGTTGTTGACCGTAAAGTCGCAGATCAGTTGCGTACTTTGCACCCTGTAAATACACCAGCGCCTGCAAAAGGCTTGGTATCAATCAAAGCAGATCACGATGCACGTCGCGATCAAGCTCGAGTGGTAGCTGACTACATTTTAGCAAAGCACAAAGGCCTTGAAGGTCAAGCAGATGAAATAGCACGTGCTGCGAATAGCAAGTACATTACACGTGCTAATTTTAACACTGGCACTGCATCGCAAGGTGGTGCAGCCGTTCCTCAATTTTGGGTCGAAGAGATCATGTCTTTTGCAGATCAATTCGGATATGCTCGCGCTTTGGCGAAGATCTATCCAATGAGAGGCAAGACAGAGAACCTCGTATCTAGCGGCGCTTTCACCGGTGCTGTTGTTGCTGAAGGTTCAGGCTTGACTGTTACTGATTCTACTAACTTCTTCACAGGCACAGCAATGACCGCGAAGAAGATCGTAGCCGGTGCTATCATCTCTGAAGAGCAATTGCAAGATGCAACACCTGCATTCTTGGATTATGTTATCAATGGTTTGGGCCGCGCTCTTGCTGAAACAGAAGACAAGCAGTTTTTCAATGGCGATGGTGCAGGTGCTAACTTTACTGGAATTTTGAACACTGCAAATACTACAGTAGTACGTCAAGGCGGTTCAGACTCTTCAGGAAAAGATGCTTTTGCTGACATCTCATTTACTGATCTAATTAACTTGCGCCTCGGTATAAATTCTGGCGTTGGTAGTAATGGCGTATTTGTAGTGCCTCAAAGCGTCTTCGGATTCTTGATGAAAGAATTAGGCGGAGGTCGTCCTATATTTGACATGGTAAGACCTATTGAGATTACATCAATTGGCTTAACTGCACTACAAGGCAATTCATACTTTACTCCTACAGGCCGTCCTATGCATGTAGTGCCAGATGCACTATTTCCAGCATCCGCTGCTAATAAAGCATCTGCACTTTATTGCGATTTTGCACAGTTTACTGTTATGGGTGTTCGCGAAGATATAACTGTTAATGAATATAAAGAATACTTCGGAGCAACCGGTTTAGGCGGTACACATCAAAAAGGTATCGAAGTTGTTGAGCGTGTTGCTTTTGCCTTCCCTGCACCGAGTGCAATCGGCGTTCTTAAAACATCAACAACCTAATAAGGTGAACTAATGCTCGTAGATATTATTCTGCTCGAGCCGTTTAATGGTGTATCCGCAGGGTATGAAACTTCTCTCCCTGCGGAGATCGCCGAGGCTCTTATTAAAGACGGCAAGGCGAAGCCTCTTGCAGCAAGCAAGCAAGCGCCTGCCAAAGTAGAAACCAAGAAAACAGGTAAATAACATGCCATATACAAGCGCTAATCCAAGGGCGTTCACTGCTCTTTTGACATTTCTTAATTTAGAAGTTAACGGCGATCCGACCTCTGAAGATACGGCGCTTTACACTTGGTTCGATGATCTTATAGAAATCTGCTATGACGAGGCTGAAAGCTACTGCGGTCAGCCTCTCCGTAGCGGTACGGTATATTATCAATTTTATGCTTCAAAAGCACAAAAAGGCTTAGAAGCAAATCACTCTTGGAAGTTTATACCATACAATGCAGGCACGACTCTAACCGCTTTGCAATGGCGTGAGAATGAGTTTGGAACGTATGCTAACTATGATGCTAATAACTTTGCATGGAATGCAGAGCCTTATGCCAATTACATCATATTCAGGGACAAAACCACAGGACAATTTAACGCAACCTTAAGCACAGGTTATACCGATGCTGATATGCCTTATACTATATTACAAGGCATTGCCGAAATGAGCACTTATGCATATAAGCAAAGTCCTCAAGGCGGTAACTGGTTTGGGCTTAACTCGGTATCAACCGGAGGCGCTGGACAAAATGTGTCCAATAGCTTGAAAGAGGATATAGGATGGCATAAATACTTCTCGGCTTTTGTTATACCTACGGTGTAAGCTATGCTTGATGTAGCCGTCTTGCAAGGGATTCTACGGCCTATCATAAATGATGAGCTTTTACGTTTTCCTTTTGTGATGCAAGCCTTTATCGGTACGCAGATGGAGCGTGCAGGGCTTAAAGAACGGATAGCACCATCAACAAGTGCAAAGCTCGCGATCAATACCGGTAAATTATTCCGAAGTTTCGCCCGTGGTAGCGAAGGTAATGTTTACAAAGTGTCAGAATCAAGTGGTATATTTGAGCTAGAATACGGCTCTGATTTGCCATACGCTCGCATCCAAGAAACAGGCGGTTTTATTCGCACTAAAGGTAAGATGGAAGGATACTTTTGGAATCGCTATCGTGAGACCGGTGTAGCATATTTTCGCAATATAGCACTCAAGATCAGAAGAGTCGGCGGTGTTAACATACCAGCGCGGCCATACTTCGCGCCGGCAGTGCAAAGGTTTAAGCAAGATAACAAATATGCAGACGGCGTGCGTTTAGCCGTAATAAAAGGAATACAACAATGGCAAGAGAGTCAGCGGCGCTCCAATCAATAGCAGATCAGCTTCGCACAATGAGCGGAGTACGAGTCTATGATCAGGTTATGATTGACAAGTGGAATACTTATCAATTTCCTTTTGTCGGTATTCTTGGCGGTGCAGACTCACGTGAGGTTATTGGACTTGAAGATGACTCAGCTTTTGCAAATAAAGGCACGATCGATATGTACTTGCTTGTCGGAGTGCAAATTAAAAAGAACGCAACCGCAGGCAAAGCTCTGCTACGTGAGACTCTTGCAGACTATGCCGAGGCAATTGAAAACAAGCTAACGAATTACAACCCGCCAGTTTATGAGAGCAATTACGAGCGGAC